GCCTAGCAATCTTACACTTACCGGCAGGTAGGATGTGACTGCATTGCTCAGCGGCTTTGTTGCCTGAGTCATCGTTGTCAAACATGATGACAATCTCCTCAAACTTATCGAGCCACTTGAGCTGCTTCTTGAAGACGCTCTTAGCTGACTGTGCGCCGCTAGGCAAACTAACAACCGGCCACTTACCCTCGCCCACGACTTGGGCTACGGTAAGGCAGTCAATCTCTCCTTCGGTAACCGTCAGGCGCTTTCCGCCGTTAGGCCATAGGTGCTGACCCCAGAAGTATCCGGGGCTTCCAATGGAGGTGAAGTCCTTACCTTCGTAGCGAACCTTCTGAGCAACGATGCTCCTGTCCGGGTTGCGATACGTAGCTATGTGACAGGCTTTCCCTTGGTGGGAACCAATGCGGTAGTCATACCGCTGACAGACATCTTTGTGGATGCCGCGTGAGGGGATTGGCATAAACTCCCCCTGTAGGAATTGGGGAACGTCCCCTGTTGTAATACTCATTTCTTGTGTGTGTGTTTGTTCGCCATGGCCGGGAGTGAAGACGCCGCAGACGAAACACTTTGTGCTTCTGTCTTCGTTGATGGATAGACCATCGCTGCTTCCACATTCCTCGCATGGCTGGTGTGTTTTTATGAAACCCATGTAAGTGGTATGACCCTCTCGCACCACTGGAACCCTTTCTTGTCGCACCAGTCAGCATAGGTTGTCTTGCTGGACTTGTTGAGCTTGTTGCTCGCGTTCTGGAAACAGAAGCGGATGTCTAGCTCTGGATGCGCTTCGCGGACTCTGAGATGCTTTGAGCGGTCGGCTGAAGTGAAGTAGCCTTTAGCTTCTACGATGACACCATTCGGGAGAATGAAGTCAGGCTTGTAGGTTCTAAAGACCGTGTAGGTTAGCTTTTCAGTCTCGTAGGAGAAGGCAACGCCCATCTTTTCTAAGTTGTTCGCTACCCTCTCCTCGAAACGTGAACGATAACCAG